GTATAAAGTCCCTAGTAGTGGTTGCACGCCCCCAGATGTCAAAAGGATTTTTGTTCATTATTGCCCTTTGTATTATTGATGGAAAAGGGTAGGTCATATCCTGGTCAGTGCCGTATCCGCTAAATGGTCTAAGGACTAAGACCTGAGTCCCGGCATCTCGCAGGTAACTCATTAAGGTTTCACCTGTTAATTTAGCCCATCCATAACTCATATCAGGTGCGCCAATTTTTTTAAAGTTTAAATCTTTTTCTTTTAGCTTATGTTTTTTAGATACAGTTTGTAACTCTATTGGATAGGCAGCGGATGAGCTAAAATAAACTACATAGGGCTGCTCAGTAACCATGCACCAATTGGCAAACTCAGCATCAATAGCAAGATCTACGGCTAAACTTAAGGGTGCATTTTCTATCTGTTGCCTGCCGCCAACAATAGCTGCAAGGTGTATCACTAAATCATATTGTTTTTTTTCTAACTTAAAAAAATCTCTGCAGTCTGTACCATTTTTTAGATCTACTAGAGTCAATTGTGCATAGGGTAGAGCACGCCTAAAGGCTCTGCCAACAAACCCATGTGAGCCGGTTATTAAGACTTTCATTTTAAAGCATAAACAAGGTCTGCATACTCTTGTGATCTTAAATATTTTTGCAGAGTCAGTAAATCCTCTTCATACCATTTAGGTTGATTAACCCTGGTATAACCTTCATCCATCTCAGCTTTGCCAGCTGCAGGATGCAAGTGTTCAATGATGACATCTGGTAGGTAAATAAGGCATCCAAGATCAATACCTAATTGTTTTACAAAGTTATCAAAATACAAATGCTTGCAACCTGGGAAGGTCATACCTCTTAGCTCTTGGACAATATCTCTTGTCATTGCAAAAGCCGTAGGTAGGTTTTGACCTTGCAAAAGGTCATCACCATAGGCAATACCTGTCTTACCTAGTAACGCTTTTTCAAAAGCCTTTTCCCAATCAGGCGATCTAGGCAGGTGATCATCACCCATAAAAATATAGAGATCATAAATAGGAAAGTTACTGTAATCAAGTAACAAGAGTGCAGCACTATTAAGAGCGTGTGCACAGCCACCTGTTTTATTCTCCGCAGGTAGGCACTTATAGTTTTCATTTTTTGCATACTCATCCCATTTTGGATCATCATTATCTATAACAGCATATAGATCAACAGATGCGTTTGTGCCAACAAAGGATGAAGCTAATCTGGCCATGTTTTCAGGTCTGCCCCTAGTTGGCACTATAACGCAGCTCTTCATAGGAGAAGGGTATGCAGGTTAGTTTTTAGTTATGAGTATTTCATAAAGCGTGTCTAGCTTATTTTCTATGCGCCTAACTCTGCCCTCTAAATTATGTCCACCATTGTGGTCATCTTTAAGCTCTGATAAATAGTGTTTGACTAGCCACCTAATACCTGCAAAGACAGATCCAATAATTGTTAAAAGTGCTACAGCTAAAGCCGCCATGTCATTAGGACTCATTCGCTGTTGCGGCCAAAAGCCTTGTCTTGACCATCAAAATATCTGATTAAAGGTGCTACAAGTGCACCTGCCAAGATAGATAACTCCGGGCGCACATCTGCTATCAAAGCCAAAGCTGTGGTGACAGTGGCAGCGGCTACGCTGCGTGCATAAGATTTTACAATTGCTTTTTGTTTTGCACTAAATTTCATCATAATCCTAACTGTTTAATTTTTTGTTTGACTTGCTCTTTGTCCATCTCAATCTCAAAGTGCATCTCATCTTTGCGCTTTTTGTAATGACCGCCCCAGGCCAATCCATATTTAGTTATTAGTAATGTGATTATATTACACTGTTCTTTGTTAAATGTATTTGACTTGCCTAATGGATGTTTTAAAGCATTTAGATCTAACGCTGTACCGGAGCTGTGATTACTTAAAACTTTGTCAGATCCTCTAGTCATCCTGAAAGCGTATCCCCAGTCATCTAATTGACCTTCATCAATAGGCTCTACAAGCTCATGAAACTCTTTACAAAAGGCAACAAGTATTGGTGCTACATCTTTTGCACAGGCAATCTTTAGCTTGGTGCCAGGAATCGGACAAGATTGTATGCCTATAGCCTTGCGATCTTCACTAGCCGGCCATCCATTTGGGCTAGTAATTTGTCTAATTATTGCCATGTCTTACAATATGTTTTGCATTTATGCAATCCCAAGAGGCAGTTTCTACATTTAAAACCGCTTCATCATGGCATTTAACTGGCATAAATAAATTATGCTCATCACAATAAATCATTCCTAAGCCAGCGTAATTACCCCTTATTTTTGAATTGTAAGATGTGCGCTTGCATACTTTACCTTTAAAATTTTGATACCAAGTTTCTGTATCTAATCCATCAATAAGTTCGGTTTCATCAATACCAACAATAACTTCGGTAACAATATTATTTTCATCTAAAAAAGCGTAATGTGCCATTATGCGAAGCTCACATTTCCTGCGCCAGCCGCAATTGTAGAAACTTTGTGTGATCCATCTGTAACAGTTGAAGCAGTTAAACCTGCACCAATTGTTATGTTTGCATCGGATGATAACCACCTCAAAATGATTACTCCTGATCCGCCGTTTCCACCTGCTTGCGTTCCAAAACCACTTCCACCACCACCGCCTGCGCCCCGATTGCCTTGACCATTAGTTGCAGCCGTAACGGTTGATGCACCATTTCCACCGCCGCCTGATCCACCATTTGTAACTGCAGTAGAATTTCCTGAAGTTCCGCCGCCACCACCTGCATAAGTTACAGATGTACCATCAATTGAATTAACTCTACCTGATCCACCTATACCAATATTTCCAGAGGATGATGTTCCGTCAGTTCCAACACTTCCTGCGCCACCACCACCACCGCCTGATGCTTGAGTGGTAGTTGCATTACCACCATTAAATCCAAAGCCAGTTAAACCACCAGAATTTCCTTGAGTTGCAGATCCAATAGTGCGACCCGCTGGAACGGTTCCTGCGCCACCGCCTGATCCACCATTTTGTCCGCCAGTTCCAGATCCATTTCCCGCTCCCCCGCCACCGCCATCTGCAGTTGCAGAAAATCCAGTTGTAGCATTTCCATTTGAACCACCACGCACTCCGACTGATCCGCCTGCTCCCCCTGCGCCAATACTTAAAGGGTAATTAGTGTTTAACGATAAAGTTATAGTTCCTTCAAGTAATCCGCCTGCTCCCCCGCCGCCTGACTCGTCAAATCCGCCGCCTGCTCCACCTGCGATAATTAACATTTGTACACTTACACCTGCAGGAGCAGGCGCAACAGATGGTTGCGTTAATATTCCCAATATATTCATTTGTTACTCAGTTACTCTACCGACCACATACCAGCTATTTGTATCTACTTTAATACAAGACACTGCTCCAAAAGTTTTAGTTATTGTGGGATTTGTAGATGTTGCACCAGATGATGCAATGGTTACACCTGCTCCTTGAGTAATGCTTATAGTGCCAGTTGATCCAATTTTAATAATATTTATGACTGATCCAGTTGTAATTGCAACAGAGCTGTTAGGTGGGATAGTAACTGTTGTACTACCTGTGTTTGAGTAGGTAATAAGTTTATTGTCTGCATCAGCAGTCACAAAAGTATCAGATGTAGTAGTCACAGCTCTTACAGTCAGATTAGCTATGCTATTCATCTGCGCAGCGGTTAAAACTTGCCCGGTTACAAAGGTGGCCATGTATCTCCTAGTAGCTCAAAATGTCTTGGTTTAATAAACCATCAACGGCTGAGTCTAGCAAAAAACCTACGGCAAAAGGTTGAGCACATGAAAATGTTACAAGAAAAGAATTAGGGGTGATTTGATATTGTACACCGGCTATAACGCTACTACTGACCACATTGCCTGCAGGCAAGGTTTGGGTGACCTCAATTGGGTTAAAAATATCAAGCTCCAAAGCTGCAGTGACCCTTGCAGAATCCTCTGGGCTATAGGCATCTACAGTTAATGAATTTAGTTGTATATCCACACCCTGCTCTTTTCTTGAGGCAATAATCATTTGTGCTTGATCCAAAGCATCTGCCTCAGTCTGCATAATCCCCGATCTAACCCGGCTATGTTGAAAATAATCGTTAATGCTTGTCAAGTCACTTGCGGTCTGCCCAGACAGTGAGGCAGGCGTGACTGTAACTTTGTTGATCATTTGATAATCAGAGATGTCAAACTCAACCTTTTGGTAAGTAATATCTGCAGATAAAGGTACATCTGAAAAT